GACCAGTCATATATTGCTGGGCCAAAGCCACCAGACGCCCAGCGCAAGCAGCAATCTCCAATTCGATAACAGCCAACTTGTCGGCTGCACGCGCATTACTTGCGTCCTGCGCAATCGCAGCCTCAGTTGCCGTACGACGAATCTCAGGCATCGCACCACGCATATAGTCCGACACACCAGACACTCGGTCCATGTCGCCTGCAATCAGACTGGACTGGTTATAGAACTCGGGTGGGTTTATAACCGCAGGCATTGGGGTGATGACGCCGCCAAGCGGCTCATCGCCCACCACGGGAACCAAAACGTTATCCTCATCGGATTCCAGCATCGCTCGACCATCAGGGTCGAACGCCGACTCCTTGTACAACCATTTACGTGAAAACCGCTTACGATGATTCATCATCTGGGTGCGTGTCTCGTTCAGTTCATGCTGAAGACCCTCGATGGCTTCCAGTTCACCCAACGGATAAAAATGCTCAGGGACTTCATAGTTTCTCAGCATCACAAACGGGTGACCGAATGCAAACGGAATCTTGGTTGGCTGGACAAGGAACTTGTCCGAGCCTTCAGCAAAGATGCACATTGTGCCCTTGGGGATATCGTAAAACTCCCACACCTCAACGAAAGAATCTTCCTTCGTGTAGGACTGCTTTAGTTGCTGACCATCCAAACCATACTTGGAGTATTGGGTTGGCTGAACTTCGGCACGGGCGTTGCTGTTGTAACGCTTATCGTTACGGACGTCCGCCAGTGGGCGTTTAACTCGTTGAGCAATCCATTTGATGTCGTCCATGCAAGTACCATCAGGGTCTACATAGATGTCGAATGGCGAAATACGTTCCACAAACGGGCGGTCTTCCACAATAACCATTTCGGTCTCAACGTTTGTTTCGCCCTCAATATCCAACACGTCATTGTGCTCAACATTCGGGTCACGTTCAGCGACTTTCTCTTCTTCAACAAAACGGTAACCAGTCTTAACCCAACCGTGGCCGATAATCAGTTTGTCTTTGACTGCTTTACGGAACTGTGGCTGACACCCATAGTGTCGCCACCAATAGTTCACAATCGCCTCGGTCACAGTCGCACGGTCACCATCCTCGGGGCGACGTGCATTAACCGTAATCTTCGGGTAGTTAACCGACACGCTGGGGCCTATAACGTTGATGGTTGAGAACGCCATGTTGACCAAAGTGCGGTCTTCATCGCTCAGGTTGTCATAATGTTTGCCGCGATACATGTCAATCATGCGACGCCACACATCGTCGTACTCCTCGTTCTTACGCCAACGCTTAGATTGCGCCAGTTTAGAACGATACCTGCCCAGCAGGTCCTTGTTAGACAGACGTGCCATATTTACTTGCTGCCCCGCCCAAACGTCGTGTCAGCCTTGTTAACCCAACGCAGAAGTGGTGGAACCACAGCAGCCCCAGCAGCACTAAGAATGCCGCGTACATCACGCACACCAGCAGTATAAACAGCAAGTCCAGCACCAACCGCCGAGCGAACATAACTAGCAACCAGCGCTTTCGTCTTATCATCCAACTTGACTACCATGACCATCCTTAATGTGTTGTTTAAAATCGTCCTTCAACTCAGAAACATCATCATGAATATCGTCAACCTTGATAGTCATGTGATGTAGCAACTCCCTAGACTCCGCATGCTGAGTTGTGTTCTCATTTCTCAACATTTGCAACAGCACCACAACAGGGCCCGTGATGACAGCCACAACTAGCGGAACCCACCATCCCATTTCACACCCACCGGCTTCCAACAGGTTCAGCCTTGATGCCGCCAGCGGCGGCATCGGCCTCTTGCTTCAACTGGCGTTCACGAACCGTAGGCCCATGAAAATCTTCCTGCCCATGAGTAAAACCGATACGGATACCCTTGATGTGGCATTTGAAACAGATTGCCCCGCGACGAGGCAGTTCTTCGTGCTCAAACTGTGAGCCGCATGTAGTACAAGTGAAAAGGTTCATTAATATTCCCCAACTCTGTCACCTAGTCGCGGTTACGAACCCCAAACGACCCCAAAACAAACTTCTCTGGCCTAAAAGTGGCGATATGGCCTTCCCACCAAGCCAAAGAACCCTTCGGGGCTTCCCCAGCCACCTGATACTCAGGTAGCCAAACATACTTCAGCATCTGGTTTGCAATAGCCAGCGACATCACACGGTCGTCGTGAGGCGACCCGTGAGTCTTACCATTCGATTCACGAACAAACGTCCGCAACTCTCCAATGGTGTAATCACAAAAGATACCGATATCGTTGTCTCGTATAGCAGCCTGCAGTTCGTCAATCGCCAGCGGCTTCGACGCTGCTGTCGTACGCCAACCCAAAATCTCCGTAGGCTCAGGAGACCTCTGGGCCAACCTACGCTGGCGGTAAATATTCTTGTAGCCAGACCGTTGCAATGCTTTCAGGGTAGTCAGACCGTGGTTGTTGGATTCGACACCCATCAGAGCGGTGTTGTACCACCAGCCCAAATCAGCCAGAACAACCTCCCCAAACAAGTCTGGGTCAATGTACCCATGCCAGTGGGCTACCACCTCGTGCGTATATGCATTAATTACATGAGCAGAACTATAGTCACCATGACCCAAACCTTCAGCGACGTCCGCCCCAACACAGTACACAGCCGACAGGTCTGGAAACTCCCAAACCGCCAACTCGCCGCCATCCCGACGAAACTCGAGATTCTTCGGCCCCAACCTGTGAAGATACCCACGCTTCGGCTCAGTAGTTTCATAAGCCCGAAGCGCATCAATATCAAATACCGGACGACCTGACCGGATAAACGCCTCATCAGGGTCAGACGGATATTCCTGCGCCAACTGCCAATCAGGCAACTGGCGGCACTTAGCCTCATACCAATCCTCGTCACGGTCACCTGCAGACCACGGGAAAAAGATTCCCTTGAACAGGTTGGTTCCAGTTTGGGAACCAACCCACAATTCATGAAAAATGTTCCCCTCACCGTTAGCGGTGCTGAGACAGATGACACGACCGCCGACGTCGGCAATCGGCTCAATCGACGCCCATGCCTCCTCAGAGTTCGGTAAGAACGCCATCTCGTCAATCACCACACGATAAACAGACTCACCACGAGCAGGGTCATTACCGCTAGGAAGGGACTCGATAGCCGACTCATTAGAAAACGACATCTTGAGTTGGTTATTGTCAATAATGGATGGACCCCTGAGAATCATCCACTTGGGTAGGAACTTGAAACCGTACTTGGATTTCATCAACAGTTTCATCGCTTCACGCTCAGTTCTACTTAGCATGATGATGAAGCGGTCTTTCCAGAAGAATGTTTCCCAAAAGACGAAGGCTGCTGCCAGAGTGGAGAATCCAATCTGGCGTGCCTTCAGAACAATGGTGTAGCGGTTTTCAATCCACGACTCTACCGTAGATAGTTGGGCTTCCCGCATCTGAAATTTGATGCGGCCTTTCTCGGGATGTTTAATGTACCAGTAATTAGTGCAAAAATAATTAAATGCATCGACCAGTTCCTGTGTTGTGGCGTTTTCTGGGCCTTTGCACAGTCGCCATTCCTTCTCGTTGAGAAGGTCTGTCAGTTCCATTTGTCTACCTAGGCAGGTGCTCCAGAAGGACCGATATCAGAAACAGTCAATCCAATAGGATTGTAAAAATCGTGTGCCCCGCCACTAACCAATGCAGTAAGACAATATTGTTGAGTTGCGGATGGCGAGGTATCAATTGCTGTAAAATTAATTGTTTTACTGCCAGAGTTAGCCCACGCGTTAATACTTATTCCAATAACTGTTCCTGCAGTGGTTGTTCCTTTTCTTATACGTGCTTCAACGGTTTGAGCACTGCCAAGATTGACTCTTAAAGTGCCATGAATCAGCAAAGCCCTATTTGGCCCAACTGTGGTAGAAACCGTTGTTTGCACAATTGTTTCAGTTGTTACCAAACCGCCAAGAGAAATCGCTCCATTGCTACCAAGGTTTGTAGTTAAAGAAGCAGCGCTATTGAAGCCCCATGGTTCATTCCAAGTTGCACCTTTGTACCACGCGCCGCCGGTGTAATGGTACATCCCTTCGCTGGCGTCATTAGAATTAATATACACAACCATTCCAGCGGTAGGGCTAGTAATTGCAGAATCGCGTGCAGCAGTAGAAGCATAAACACGAATGCCCCCGACAGCGCCAGCCACATCACCAAACGTAGCCTTCTTCGTCGTAGCCGACTGGACAATAGGCAGCGTGTCAGCCGCAGCCACACTAGTGGCGGCAGGCAGAGCAGAAATCTTTACGTTAGCCATCAAACCTAACTTTCAGTTACAAGATGCTGGTTTAACTCTGACACCAGATGGCTACCATCCTCAGCAAGAATCTGCATCATGGCCGCCAACGAGTGCCAGTAATCAAATGCGGCATCGGCGTATGTACTACCAATAGCACCGTTTGTAACGTACCACTGCCATGCGGTCGTATCCAAATAGTCCGGGTTGTCCGCCTTCCACCGTGCCCAACAATCGGCAAACGACAAATCCGCCCCATACACAGCCCTAAGTTCAATCAGTATTTGGTCAGCCGTCCACGTCATCAGAACCATCCTTCTTCCTAGGGAGACCCTTGGATGCCATAATCCCAGCCAATGTTCCCGTCAGGAACAT